GAATCAGCAGCAACCCCCGTATGGCACCTCTACCGCAAACCCCCCCAAGACGGGCGAGTCCGCTACACCACCGGCGACAAAGGCAGCGACCAGCGCACCGAAATCGTGCAACACGCCGCGATCCAACTCATCAACTCCCCCAACGACTTCCACAGTCGCTTCGAATTCTTCGAAGGGTCCCAGCAGCATGAGGAACTGACCGGGGAAACGTTCTGGGTGCTGGACATGGAAGCCGGATTCCCCACCAGCATGTGGTACGTCCGCCCCGACCGGATGGAACCCGTCCCCGACCCCGATGAGTACCTGGTCGGCTGGATCTACACCGGCCCGAGCGGTGAGCAGGTGCCGCTACGCCGCGACGAAGTGATCCTCGAAAAGCGTCCAGACCCGCTCGACCCTTACCGGGGTGCCGGACCCGTCTCCTCGATCATGCCGAACATTCAACAGCAGCGGTACGCCACCGAATACCAGCGGAACCTGTTCCTCAACGGCGCCGACCCCGGCGGTGTCATCACCGTCCCCACCCGGTTGAACGAACGGGAGTTCGACGAGCTGATCGACCGGTGGCGCGAATCCCACCGCGGAGTCGCGAGAGCCGGCCACGTCGGAGTGTTGGAAGACGGCATGCAATGGGAGCCGTCCGCCCACTCCAACAAGGACCTCGAATACGGGGAACTGCGGCTCGCGAACCGGGACGAGCTGCGGGAGGCGTGGCGGATCCACAAAGCGATGATGGGCACATCCGATGATGTGAACCGGTCCAACGCGCAAACCGCGCAAGAGGTGTTCGTGTCCTGGCAGGTCATCCCCAGGTTGAACCGGCGCCGCGACACGTTGAACACCCGGCTTCTCCCGTTGTTCGGCGGAGCGGAGAAGGTCGCCGAGTTCGACTACGAAGACCCGTCACCGGAGAACGCTGAATCCGCGGCGTTGGAACTGTCGGAGAAAGCGAAAGCGGCGCAGGCACTCGTCAACGCCGGATACGACCCGCATGACGTGCTGGAAGTGGTCGGCCTACCCGACATGGGTGTGGTCGAGACAGCGACGCAGACGCCGGCGTTGCCGCCCGCGTGGGTTCCGTCACCGCCGCCGCTTCCGACCCCGCCTGAACCCGCGGCGCTGCCTGCGGGGAACCGGTACCCGCCCTGGCCTGTTAACGGACACCACCTGGAAAGGGGTGTGAAGTGAGACTCGTGCACCCGCTGAAAGCCCGTATCACCGCGCAGGCCACCACGACGCGTGTAGACGTGTACGACGATATTGGGGAGGCCGGGTTCTTCGCCGAGGGGATGACGGCGAAAGCGTTCGCGGGGGAACTGGCCGGGGTGAAAGGCGCCCTGGACGTGCACGTCAACAGCCCTGGCGGGAACGTGTGGGACGGTATCGCCATCGCGTCCGCGTTGCGTTCCCACACCGGGCCGGTGACGGTCACCGTCGACGGGATCGCCGCATCCATCGCCAGTGTGATCGTGCAGGCCGCGGCGGAGCGGGTGATGATGCCCGGCGCCATGATGATGATCCATGAAGCGTCAACGTTCGACGGGGGCAACGCAGCCGAACTCCGCAAAACCGCGCAAACGTTGGACGACGTGTCCGCCAACCTCGCCGACCAGTACGCGGCCCGTGCCGGCGGCACCGCCGCGGACTGGCGCGCCCTCATGCAAGAGGAAACCTGGTACACCGCCGAGCAGGCGGTAGAGGCCGGGCTCGCGGACCGGATCGGCGACGGCGACGCGACCCTCCCGGTAGGTCTCGACCTGGCCGCGTACACCCCCATGCCGGGCCGGATCGCCGCGCAACTGAAAACGCTTCCCACCCAGACACCGTCGGCGCCGCCGGTCGCGGCGCGGATCAGCGACGACGACTTTGAACGCCTCGTGCAGCGGCTCAAAGCCGCACTGACCCAACCGGCAGGGGCAGGCGGCGGGGACACGCCGATCGGTGACGGGTGGGGTGCTCGGCGCCGACGGGAAAGCCCGCTTCGACCCCGACGGGGACGGCGACAACGACGCCACCCCCGAAGGCGACACCGATCACGACTACTTCGACGAATCCGGGAAGCAGATCAAACCGATCCCGGAATGCCCGCCCATGCCCGCCGCCAAAGCCACCGTCCCGGCTGTGATCGTGGCGTGGGACGCCGCGAAAGCGTGGCACAACGGGACCGTCGCCGAAGATCCCGAAGCGTTCTACTCCGGGATCTGCGCCGGGAAAAAGTCCGGGGACCCGTCCACGCAGGCGGCGTGGGCGCTCCCGTACAAGTACCACCCCGGTGACGAACCAGACCCTGGCGGTGTCCGCGCCGCGCTCGCCCGCCTCAACCAGACCGACGGCCTCATCAACAAGGAAGAGGCCCGCAAGACCCTCGAAGCCGCCATGAAGAAGATCAACCCGGACTACAAGCCCGGCGACAACCATCTCGACGGCGGGCTGCTCTCCGCAGTGCTGCTCTCAGCCCTGGAAGGGAGCAAGTAGTGGGTACGAAGATGATCATCCCGACCGACTCAGCCGGAATCATGGAGTTGTTGTCGGACCACGAGCGTCTCTCCGAGGCGTTCTCGCAGGAGGCCGTCGGGAACGGCACCACCAAGAAGTTCATGGACGCGTACGCCAAGGACTACCTGAAGCGGAACCCCGACACCGTCGACGACGTGCGGGACCAGGTCCAGTCGGTGCTGTTCGACATGATCCGCAGCGACGGTTCCAAACGCGGCCCCAAGCTCGGTGTCACCGCCGGGAACGGTCAGCCGCAGCTCACCGTCGACGGTGAAGCCATGGTCAGCCGGGGCCGCGGCGCGGTGTATAACAAGACCGCGGCCGGCGCGCAGCTCGAACGCGCGTACAAGCCCGCCGACCGGCTCAACTCCATCGGCGAGTACTGCAAGGCCATCTTCGAACTGCGGTCCCCGTCGACACGGCCGGACCGTGACGCGCTCCTGGCCAAGCTGTCGAACGTGAAGGAGTTCCAGAACTCGTTCAGCTCGGAAGAGCCGGGCGCGGGCGGGTTCCTCATCCCCGAAATCATGCGCAGCGAGCTGCTGCAGCTGGCGTTGGAGAAGAGCATCGTCCGGACCAGGGCGACCGTCATCCCCATGTCGACGCTGCGGGTCCCGATCCCCACCGTCGACGACACCAGCCACGTGTCGTCGATCTTCGGCGGCGTCGTCTTCTACTGGACTGAAGAGGCAGCAGCTCTTACTGAGTCCGCTGCGACGTTCGGAAAAGTGGTATTGGATGCCAAGAAGCTAACCGGGTTCTTCAAGGTCCCCGCCGAACTCCTCGCCGACGCGCCCGCGTTCGGCGCCTGGTTCGACGAACGGGTCCCGATGGGATTCGCATGGTCCGAAGACGTCGCGTTCATGACCGAAACCGGCGACGGCACCCCGCTCGGATTCATCTCCTGCCCGGCGTCGGTCGCGGTCACCGCCGAATCCGGGCAGCCCACAGCGACGATCCTGTGGGAGAACATCGTCAACATGTACTCCCGCATGCTTCCCACCAGCCTGTCCAATGCGGTGTGGATCTGCTCCCATGACACGTTCCCGCAGCTCGCCACCATGGCCCTGTCGGTCGGTACCGGCGGCGGCCCGGGGGGGATCGGCGGCTGGTCCCAGCCCGGCTCAGACATGCCGCCGATGACGATCCTGGGCCGCCCCGTCATCTTCACCGAAAAGGTGCCGAAGCTCGGCACCACCGGCGACATCTCGTTCGTCGATCTTTCCTATTACCTGATTGGTGATAGGCAGCAGGTCCGAGTCGACAGTTCAGAGCATTTTCTTTTCGCCAACAACCAGGTGGCCTATCGGATCATATCCAGGGTCGACGGCCGTCCGTGGTTGCAGTCCGCCCTTACTCCCCACAACAATTCTTCCAGCACTTTGAGCCCATTCGTGCAAATCGCGACAAGATAGTCCGACCATTCACGTAGCCCTTTATAAAGGGGCGAGTGAGCAACTCGGGCAGTGGCGCCCCCGGGCCAAGACCACGCCGCACGAGAAGGAGACCAGCATGTCCGGTATGGAAGGTCTCGGCCGCGTCTTCAACGTCATCACCACGGCCGACACCCACGGATTCAGCATGACCGAATGCTCAGCGGTGTCGCTGGTCGTCGCCGCGTCAGGCGCGTCGAGTGTGGCGTTGACGGCCGCGAAGACGTTCGCCGGCTCGTACGACAACTTCACCACCGCGAACGGGTTCGGGCAGGCCACGCACTGGTACCAGTCGACGACCGCGGTCGGTACGGCGGCGTGGACGAAGCAGACCGCGGTGTGGACCACGAACTCGCTGGCTTTGGCGGGGACGACCGCGTACGTGTCGGTATTCGACGTGTTCGGGTCGCAGATGGCCGACGGGTACAAGTATCTGAAGGCGACGTGCACGAACGGCACTCTGGTCGTCATCACCCATGACCTGACGGTGCAGCGAACCCCGGCGAACCTCGCGATCCTGGGGGCCTGACCCATGGCCAACTTCGTGCAGGGCAAGCAGCTGCGGACCCTGAACTTCGGGATTGTCGCGACGAAGGCGTCCGGGACGCTCGCCAGCTCCGCTATCCCGGTGTTCACGATCGCGGGCGGCGAGGTGATGGTCACCTCGTTCTGGTTGAAGGTGACCACCTCCATCACCGCTGCGTCGACGCTGGCGTTCCAGAACAACCCGACGACCGGTGACACCTTCACCCTGGTCACCGCAACGGACCTGGGCACCTCCGATTCGCTGGCCGGTGACATCATCGGTCTGGATCAGGGCACGACGGCGGCGTCGTCGTTCCTGCGTGGCGGCCGCCACGACATTCACTGGGTGGTGTCGATCGGGCAGTTGGAGTTGCTGCCCGCGTCGGCGAACGGTGCGGTGACGGCCGGGGTCACGTGGGTGCCGTTGACCGACGGTGCCACGCTGGTGGCGGCCTGAGGTGACTGTTCAGCGGCCTACCGTGGCGACCCTGGCCAACGTCGCATCCTCCGGGACCAGCGGCCAAATCTTCGCCGCCGTCGGCACCGTGGTGGGCCGTACCGTCTACAACGACTCCACCGCCGTCCTCTACCTGAAGTTCGGGACGACCGCGTCCACCACCTCCTACACGGTGCAGATCGCGGCCGGCGGCTACTACGAATTCCCGTCCCCCACCTTCGCTGGCCGGGTGGACGGGATTTGGGCGTCCGCGAACGGGTTCGCGCGAGTGACGAGTTGGTGACCTGATGCCGCTGTTCAATCCGGGTATCGACGCGGCGGGCGGGACGGTCGGCGGGAACCTGTCGGTGACCGGTGATATGGCCGTGTCCGGTACCACCACCTCCAGCGGGCTGCTGACCGCGGCGGCCGCGCTGGCGTGTACCGGCGACGCCACCCTCACCTCCGGGGATGTGATCGCGGGGACGGCCGGTAAGGGTTTGAAGGTGAAGGAGGGGTCGAACGCGAAGATGGGGACCTCGGCGTTGAACGGCACCACCGAGGTCACCATCGCCACGACCGCTGTGACGGCGTCGTCCCGTATCTTCCTCAGCGTGGAGGCGCCGGGCGGTACCCCGCTGGGTGTGATCTACGTGTCGTCGCGGGTGGCGGGGACGAGTTTCGGTGTGAAGGGTGCGGCGACGGACACGTCAACGTTCGCGTGGATGATCGTGGAACCCGCATGATGATCGTTTACGAGTGTGGGAATGAGGCGTGCCGGGCCGCGTACAAGCTGCCGTTGGTGGGGTGTCCGCGGTGCGGGTCGCAACTGTTTGAGAAGGAGGGCGGGCTGATGCCCAAGGCAACGCTGGGTGGCGCGTCGAATGCCGCCGACGAGAGCGCGGATGTGGATGCACGTGCAGAAGCCGTTGCGGAAGACACGGCCACCGCACATGCGGAAGCCGAAGCTGCTGCACAACCGGATGCAAGCGAGCCGGGCGCCGCGGACACCGGTCAGGCGCGGCCGGCGTCCGCGGCCCCCAAAGCCGCGGACCCGAAATCGGAGTGGGTGGCGTGGGCCATCGGCCGCGGCCTGCCCGAAGCGGAAGCTGAGGGGATGATCAAGGCCGCGTTGATGCAGTGGGAGCCGCCCGCACCCGGCGACGAGGGCGCGGAACCTGCGGAGGCGATGGAGCTGAGGATCACCGCTGAAGCCGAAGTCACCCGCGGCGACACCGGCCAGGACCCAGGCGAGTGAGCCGCCGGTTCACCGTCACCTACACGCCGGATCAGGCGGCGGATCCGCTGATCAACCCGGACGCGATCGTCGCGACCGCAGTGCAGCAGGACGGTATCGGGCTGCTCGTGGAACGGCGCGACGACTACACGGTCGACTTCATGGTCGGATCCGGTACTGACGCCGAGGTGGATCATCTGCTGATCAGATTGCGCCGTCACAGCCTGGCCGTGACTGAAGGGAGCCAGAGATGACCGCGGGTCTTGCTGCAGCCGACGCCAACGCGAAACTGAACGTGTGGCGTAACACCACCTACACCGGCGTCAACGCGTTCTGCAAACTCCACACCGGCGACCCCGGCGCCGCCGGCACCTCCAACGCTTCCACGGTCACCACCCGCAACGCCATCACTTGGAACGCCGCATCCGCCGGGTCGATGACCCTGTCGGCCCTGTCCGGGTTTTCCATGACCGCGTCGGAGACGATCTCCCACATCTCCATCTGGGACGCGTCCAGCTCCGGGAACTTTCTCGCGTCCGCCGCGCTCACCGCGTCGAAAACGGTGACGAACGGCGACACACTAACGATCTCGACTTTGACGGTGGCGATGACGCCGATCGCAGCCTGACCCAACAAGGGGGTGAATCGTGGCGCCGTCGCTGATCACCCACTATGAGGTGTATTCCGCGTCGGCGGACACCACCACCCTCACCACCACCAGCTTCACGCCCGCTAACGGGGAAGTACTCGTCGTCAAGCTGACGACGTGGGACACCGGGTCCGGAATGAACGCCCCCACCGGCGGGACACAGACGTACACGCTGGTCGGTACTGCGGCGCCGGGCGGGTTCAACGGGTACTGCTCGGTGTATGTGGCGACGGTGTCAGGGTCGCCGGGGTCGATGACGGTCAGCTCCGTACCCACCACCGGGAACAACACGCGGCACAGCATGGTGGTGGAGCGCTGGTCGGGTGCGCAGGTCGACGCGACGCCGGCGACGAACGCGACCAAGTCCGGGACCGGGACGACGGCGACGACGACGCTCACCACCGTGTCCGCCAATTCGGTCGTGTCGTGGTGCATAGTCGATGAGCAGTCCCGTGACCCGGCCGGTTCCACCTATGTGAGTAGTTCGGGGACGCCGACGCAGGACGGCCTGTACGACGGGCACGTCGGTAGCAACAGCGTCCACTACTTCGCGTACCAGGACGCTGCGAGCACAGGCAGTCAAACGTTCGGGATCACCGGCGGTAGCTCGTTCGCGTGGACCGGGGTCGGTGTGGAGGTGCGGGCCGCGGCGGCTGCGGGGCCGGTGACGTGTCCGTCACCCACACCACCAC